TCCCGGCATATTCCCGTTTCAATGTAGCTGATAATTATGATTATTTCTTTATCTTTGCCGACCGAAAATGTAGAGGCGTTTTTCGTCCGGTTACCAAAAGTAGTATGCAACAGTCTAATTATATATAAGGGGGGTAAAACGAAATGTGTAAAGACCTACTGGTAGGGAAAATGACCATACAATAAGAATATCAATAAGTTAGACGGGTGAAGAGTAGGAGAAGTGTGCAAAACGAAAAGTGACACAGCCTTTACACTGGGCTTACATCGGCGGCCTATTTTGAACGGTTTTTAAACGGTTGCTTTACATTGGGGGGTACACAGGATTAATATAGGACCCGTACGGGCGCAAACGGGGCGCACAGGGATGTTTGATTGGCTCGGACGGGTGTTTGCTTGCCGGAGTGGTAAAGAGGTTTTAAACGGCCTCTTTTCTTTTGCCTGATTTTGGCTGTGATGGTGGAAAATATTTCTTTGATTATTCCAAATAATTATTATTTGGTATATTTGCGAGAAAGAAAATACAAAATCGTTATGACAAAAGTTATTCATGTGCATTTACTTTACGAGAAGAAGAACTATTATTTCGGCAGTCTTTCAGCCGTCTTTGACGTGTTGACGGAGGCAGAAGTCGGGATTACTAAAAGCAGTCTTTTGCATGCTGGATTGACGGATGGTGGCTGCAAGATTACCAAACGGGCGATGATTATCCAGTCGCACCTAATAAGAAGCGGTAAGTAGTTGTTTTATTAGTGTTTAAGTCGTATTCAAACGACTTTCTTTATGATAGCGGGTCTTCTACTGGTTTGAACGGTCGGAAATACCGCTTTTTGTGTGTTGGAGTGACGATTGGTGTGACAAAAAGTGTGACACTATTTCTATTACAAAAACGAAATGTATTGTAAAACGTGACAAAAGGAGTGACAAAACAGCCTTTTTATAGTGTCGATTAAAGGGGGTATATAGTATAAATATATCCCTTTTTGTGTCTTTATATACATAATTGTAGGGGTAAAAAGGCATATTAGTTATTTATTCTCGCATATATATATGATTTCAAAAGCCTATATATCAGTTGTTTATATAAATTTATCTCAACACCTTCATACGGCATTCGCAATATTTGAATCTCCTGCAGCCGAAGCAAGTTTTTTAAGCTCTCCTTCAAGTTGCTTTATTCGCTCTTTTAATGCTCCTATTTCTTCTACCAAGATTTTGTTTTCTGCTTTTTCTTCTTTATACATATTATAGTAAATAGAATTTTCAACCGTGGATTCGACCGACAGTTCTTGCATTTTAGCTTGTGGTTGTTCCTTGTTTTTTTGAAGCATACTCCCAATACCTGTAAGAAGCCATAAGGCATTTATTATCGGGAAAGCCAATACAATATTCTGTAATGTTAAAGAGCCAACATTGCTTCTTCCTTTACAGATTTCTGTAATCATAGATGTGCTTATTCCTATTTTTGATGCAAAATCCTTATTATTAGAAACTTCGCCTGATGATGTAAGATATTCTAAGACTTCTTTAAAGCGTAAACTAATACTGTTCATGTGTTAAATATTACAGAATACTGAATTTTATTTCTCAAAAAACATCCATATTACAGAATACTGTATTATATTTGTAGCGTATTCAAAATATGAACACGCCCCAAAGATACAAAAAGGGCAGCATATAAACGAATATTAGAAGTAAAACTTAAAAATGGCAAAGGATATGAATGACGAGATTAAAGAATGGCAGACACAAAGCGTGAAGCACAAAGTCGCTTACGTGTTGATGATGGACGGTATCAGTTTCAGATACACTGAAGAGACCGGGATTGTGTTTTCCGCTCCCGATTTTTATGTAAAGAATCTTATCCGGCGCTTGATGAGCTGCTACGGCGTGAGTTTGAAACCGATTATAAACGAATATAAATAAGAAACGATGAAGGCAAAAGTGATTATCGCTCAGGCGACGGCAGAAACAGCCGGATTTCTTTACGAACTGGTTAAGAGAATGGCAGAGAAAACGGCTATCAAGGCTTATCCGAGTGTGGACTATCAAGCCGTGTTCTTCCCGGTAGATAAACACGACCTGTCTTTTGTGAAGCGGGTATTGGCAGATAGGGACTTTCCTTTTAAGGTGGAAAATGCTGAATAATAACATTAAAAATCAAGTATATGAAAGTAATTCGAAAGTCAGGTAACCGTAATAGTTGGCAAGAAATGGATATCGAGAGCCGTCAGGCCGTGTATTTAGCGGAACGATTGGTGGAGGATAAACGCGGCGTAGAAACCGGAGGTAAACGCTACAACAACTGTACGCTGGAGATACGCTATGGAAACAATATCTATAATACACAGATTGACATAGTGGATAACGACGGCTTGGTAATAGCCTTCTACTCCGATGGCTATTTCTACGACAGTACATGTAAGCAACAAGTGGAATTATTCTAAGGCAAATAGATTGTGGGTTAGGACAGCCCGGAAAGATGGGCGGGCGATTAGTTCAGGCAGGTAGAACAGGCGAAACTTATCCATAGAAGCCATTGTCCCCGGTTCGAATCCGGGATCGCTCACAAGTAAGTAACAACAATAACGGATTAAAACAGATATAGAAATGAAGAAACGAATCATAGTTGAGCATGGAGAGGTAAAGCGGATCGCTTTACTGATGAACTGCACCTACGAGATGGTGTCGCATTCGCTGGCTTACCGGAAGGATACCAAGCTGGCGAAGGCGATCCGGAAAATGGCTTTGACGCGTGGTGGTGTCGAAGTGGGTGACGAACCGGTAAATGATACAAGCCATGAGGAAGAATTTGTTAAAACCGTTTGAAGGTGAATTTGTCTGGTGGCACACCCTTACCGGAAAAGAAAAGCTGTATGTCGTTTACTTCCTGCTCAGTTTTACCTTGATGGCGGGATTGACGGACGGCAATTCGATTTGGGTGATGTTTTTGGCAGTATTGAACTTCGGCAATTCCGTGCGGCTGATAAAAAGAGTGCCGATAGACAAACTGGAAGATTTTTAGTAAGTAAAACGGCTGAGTGATGGAATATTTCGAAAACGAACTATGCGTAACCTACGAGGAACTTACTTCAGGGGATGATCCTATAATAAGTGGGGCTACCTTACGGCAAAACATTAAACGCGGTAATATTAGACGTGCCAAACGTGGCGGTGGCGAAGGTTCCTGCGCATTGATTATCTATTCCTCGCTCCCTGAAAAATACAAGGCCCGTTATGTGGCGAAATATGGTGATCCGGTAGAAGCATTAAAATTACAACGTATGAGAAACAGGGTGAAAATAGACGAAAAGGCAAGAGAGTTTTACGAGGCGTTCAAATACGACATGAACGGTGTTCAAACAGGGCTTAGCAAAAAACTGATAGCAGAATATACTTTGAACGCTTCGGTGTTGAATACCTTGGTGTGTGACTTGGAAGATAAGACAACCAACCGGAAGATGTTAGGCAACAGCCTCAATACTTTGTGGGAATGTGTCGCCGCCACCAGCGAGAACTTGCGCGAAATCTATGGTCATACCCTGCCGGAAAACCTTGCGCGACTGAGGGGGAAAATCCGATGTTACAAATTACAGGGATACCCTTCCCTTATCTCCGGCAAGGTAGGCAACGCCAGTACGTTGAAAATAACCGAGGAGGCAGGTCGTTTCCTGATCGCCTTGAAGCGCAGCCGGGTTCCGGTTTATACCGACTCACGGATATTCGAGGAATACAACCGGGTGGCACCGGAAAAAGGCTGGAAAGAACTGAAGAGCAAACGCAGCCTGACGATGTGGTTTAACCGCCCGGAGATACAGCCGCTTTGGTGGGACGCCGTACATGGCGAGATGTCGGCGCACCAGCGTTTCGGCCGCAAGCACCGTACGGAACTGCCCTCACGCCGCGACACGCTTTGGTATGGCGACGGTACGAAACTGAACTTGTATTATCAGGACGAGAACGGGGATATGCGCACCACGATGGTGTACGAGGTGGTGGATGCCTACAGCGAGGTTCTACTGGGTTATTACATCAGTGATCACGAGAACTTCGAGGCGCAATATAACGCCTACCGCATGGCCGTGCAGGTTAGCGGGCACAAGCCTTACGAGATCGTGCACGACAACCAGGGCGGACATAAGCGGCTGGAGAAGGAAAAGGGAAAGAAAGAGCCGGGTTTCTTTGATCTGATCTGCCATGTGCACCGCCCGACAGCCCCCTATAGCGGGCAAAGTAAGACGATAGAGAGCATCTTTAACCGTTTCCAACAACAGGAATTGAATAAGGACTGGCGGTTTACCGGTATGAACATTACCGCCAAAAAGGAGAGCAGCCGTCCGAATTTGGAGTTTGTCGAGGCGAACAAGGACAAACTTTTCACTTTGGAGGAACTGAAAGCCCACTACGCTGAAGCACGCAAGGCCTGGAACGAGGCCAAACATCCGGCGACCGGGATTCCCCGCATTGAGATGTACGAAAAAAGTGTAAACGAGGAGACGGACGTGGTGACGGTCTATGACATGGTGGATATCTTTTGGATATGGACGAAAAAGCCTGCCACCTTCACTGATTCGGGCATAGAGATCACCATCGGCGACAAGAAACTGCCTTACGAGGTGTACGAGCGTCCCGGCGTGCCCGATCATAAATGGCGCATGAAAAATACCTATCGCCGGTTCTATGTCAAGTATGATCCGAACGACCTTCGCGGTATTCGCCTGTATTGGGAGGACAATGCCGGTGGTCGGCGGTTCGAACGGGTGGCCGAGCCTTATATGGTCATCCATCGTGCCTTGCAGGACCAGACGGAGGGCGAGGCCGCCTTTATACGTCGGGAACAGGAAGCGAACATTCAGGATCGTATCGACCGTCAGGTGATTGCCAAAGAAATAGAATATGCCTACAATGTAGCTCCGGAACAGCACGGTCTGAGTACACCGAAACTGAAAGGTGTAACCGCCGAGGTGCAACGTGAAATCGACCGCCGTACAGGGAAGTATAGCCGGAATCCGGAAGAATATCGTATCGGTCGTGCGACTAAGAAAGCCAGCCTCCTTACTTGGGATCAACTGAAGGAGAATAAGGTTGTTGACATGCGCAAGGTGGCAGGCAAACTGTAAAGCAAGAAATTATAATCTATAAAATATAAACGATATGAACGAACTAAGTACCAAAGAAAAGGACGTGATCCGTGAGGCACTCCGGACATACGTCGCCAAATATCCGAGCCAGAACAAGGCAGCTGGCAGCTTGAAGAACACCAGTGTCGGCACGATCAGCAGTATCATGAACGGCAAGTATGAGAATATCTCGGACGAGATGTTCCGTAATATCGCCTCACAGGTAGGCTGTCGGTCGAAAGATACCGGCTGGCAGATCGTGGAGACGTCCGCCTATCAGGAAATCCGTTATGCGCTGGATGATGCCCAGCGCTGGCGTAACGTGACGTGGGTGGTCGGCGAGGCTGGATGCGGAAAGACGACGACGGCACGCCTTTACACGGAAGAGCACAAGGAGGTTTTCTATATCCTTTGCTCCGAGGACATGAAGAAGGGCGATTTCGTGCGTGAGATCGCCCAAAAGGTCGGGATCAAGACGGACGGGCACAATATCCGTGAAATCTGGGGCCTGATCCTGGACGACGTGATACAGATGGATGCGCCGCTTTTGATCTTCGACGAGGCGGACAAGCTGACCGAGCCGGTGTTCCATTATTTCATTAGCCTGTACAACAAGCTGGAGGACAAAAGCGGAATCGTTTTTCTTTCCACCGACTACATCAAAAAGCGCATCAACCTCGGTTTGCGTCACCAGAAACCCGGATATAAGGAGTTTTTCAGCCGTATGGGGCGTAAATACTTCGAACTGGAGGAAACGACTGCCGGCGATGTTTACTCCATCTGCGTGGCCAACGGAGTACAGGATAAGAAGAAGATCGAGGAGGTGATCCGGGATGCCGAGCCGTGCGATTTCGACCTTCGCCGCGTGAAGAAAGCAATCCATCGGGCCAAACGGATGGGTGAGTAAAACAGCGTTTTAATAACATTCAAACACCGTTCAAAAGATATGAAACGAGCATTGAGCGTCCGGGATATACTGGACAAAAAATATAATACTTTCCCCTTCGAGGGAAAATGGAAGGAGGCGTTCGGAACACCGGAGCGTGTCGGCGTGTGGTTTATCTGGGGAAACAGCGGTAACGGTAAGACGTCGTTCGTCATGCAACTTTGCAAGGAGCTTTGCAAGTATGACCGGGTAGTTTACAACAGTCTGGAAGAGGGCGCGTGCCTGACGGTACAGAACAACCTCCGGATGCACGGCATGTCGGAAGTAAGCCGTCGGCTGGCATTCATACAGGAGGACATGGAAGCGTTAAAAGCCCGCTTACGTCGCCACAAGAGTTACAACATCGTGGTGGTTGACAGCTTCCAGTACACCCGCATGAGTTACCGTGACTACATCGCGCTGAAAGAAGCCTTCCCCGGCAAGCTGTTCATCTTCATCAGCCATGCCAAAGGCAAGAACCCGAAAGGCGATGCGGCCGAAAGCGTGATGTATGATGCCACGCTGAAAATATGGGTCGAGGGAGGAAAGGCTTTCAGCAAGGGACGGTTTATCGGTAAGACCGGCGAATATGTCGCCTACCCGAGGCTGGCCGAGGAGTATTGGAGTGATAATGGGACAAAAGCGGTGAGCCATGAATAAGAAAAAGATTTACCAGTTAGGCATGGAGCCGCAATACGCCGCCCATGTGATCCTGCTCTGGAACGAAGGCGAATACCCCTGCGATATCCGGGTACGGCGTGCCAAGACCGCCGGTCTGATAGTTGTCGAGGTCGAGGAACTGGAACTGGCTAATAAAATCGTGAACGTCACCCGTTGCAAGGTGGCGATAAAAGAAGTCGAACAATCTAAATAACCGGATCATGGATAAAGTGATAGAAGCAATCGTAAATGACGCGGTGGAAAGGGCAATGGCATTTTCACCTTGTGACCAATCATTCATTTACAGCGAAGTCTCAGATCGCCTGTCGGATTTATCGCATACGGCACTGATAACCGAGTACGGATTTAAAGAGGAGGACTTCGAATGAGTAGGAATTATGCACGTTTTTATACCCTCCTTAACCGTTTGCCTACAGAGGATAAGGACGAATTGAAAGCCTCGCTGGTCAGCCAATACACCGGCGGTCGCACCGAATCGCTCCGGGAAATGACCTATAACGAGTACGATGCCATGTGCGAGGACATGCAGCGTATGGATGAGAATTACAAGGCGCGGGAAATCTACCGTGAGCAGCTACGGCAGAAACGCTCCACGGTGCTGAAGTTGATGCAAAAGCAGGGTATTGACACGACCGACTGGAACCGGGTGGATGCCTACTGTCAGAATCCCCGGATCGCGGGCAAGAAGTTTGCCCGGCTGACGACAGAGGAACTGGATACGGTGGCCATCAAGCTGCGGATCATTCAAAGGAAAGACAGGGAAAAGAACACGGATTATTCACAACTAAATTAATTAAAGCTATGACAGAAGAAAGAAAAGCCGTTGAAATGACGGACGAAGAACTGAAACAATTCGAGGCGTTCAAGGCAGAACAGGCCGCCAAGCGAGCCAAGGAACAGGCCAAACGTGACCGCGAGGCCTACAAGGAACTGGTGGACGAAACGATCGAGGAGGCGATCCCGGACTTGCAAGCGGTAAGCGACTGCATCAAGACCGTGAAAAACGGTGTACTGAATAACTTCCGCCGCGTGATCGACATGAAGTCGGAAGTCTTGAAATTGAAAAAGGACGGCCAACGCACAGACACCTTTACCAATTCCGCTGGAGACAAGCGTATCACCGTAGGGTATTATGAAACCGATGGCTACCGCGACACGGTGGAGGACGGTATCGCCATCGTAAAGGAGTATATCGAGGGGCTTGCCAATAATGAGGAAACGAAGGCACTCGTTAAGATGGTACTCCGTCTGTTGGCCCGTAATGCCCAAGGAACGCTAAAGGCAAGCCGTATCGTCCAGCTTCGTAAGATAGCCGAGGAATCGGGAAACGAGCGTTTCATGGAAGGCGTGCAGATCATCGAGGAAGCTTACCAGCCAGCCATTAGCAAACAGTTTATCCGGGCCGAGATCAAGAACGATAACGGGGCATGGATAGCGATACCATTAGGAATGACAGAGGCATGAGCAAGCAACAACACGCGCTATTGATCCAGCCGCCGCTCTTCCCGAAAGAGTGTCCTACCGAACGGGTCGAGTTCGGCGGCTTCCCCTGTAGTTATTGCCACGGCAACGGCTGGTTCTGGGGAGTGGATGATTACGGGGAGCGCGTCAAACAGGATTGCCCCGTGTGTAAAGGGAATAAATGTCTGAAGGCGGTCGTAACTATTGTCTGGCAGCCGGATGAAACAGGTAAGAACAAATAATTAAAATGAATATGAACAACATTTTAAACAAATTTAGAAGAAAACCGGCGGAACCTGTCAAAACGGAATTCCCGGCACTCAAACGTGAAAAGACGATCCCACCGCATATCGTGGTCTGCAAGGTTTGCGAAGGCAAGGGGACGAAAGAGGGCGCGACTTGCCCGCAGTGTAAAGGTTCCGGGCGTGTAATCGTATCGTGCGAGGTAACAACGTATGTATCGGCTTATGTGCCGGAAGACGCCACATAAGAGTGGAAAGTTGCGGAGGCATACGGGAAAATAAAAATCGCCTTCTTTCCCACGTTATCACAAATACGGGAGAGAAGGCGGTTTTATAAAAAGAAATGAATTAAATAGCCTTGGACGGGCTTTGTAAAATCCATATTGATATGAGAAAGTACATTGGAACAAAACAGATTGAAGCTGAACCTATGACAAAAGGTGATGCGTTTGGGAAACACTTGCTTAGAGAAGGAATCTATGCGGAAGATTTTGATAAGCCCGGCTATCATATCCGTTATGAAGACGGATATGATAGCTGGAGTCCTAAAGATGTGTTTGAAAAGGCATACAATGTAGCTGATACACCTCTTGATCGTATGTATATCGAATATAATGAGTTGATGGACAAACATAATAAGTTAGTCCTGTTTCTTGGCCGAAAAGATGCTGTTGAAATAGCCGGTGAAAATCAGGTTGCTTTAATGGAGCAGCAAAAAATACAGATGCACGACTACCTTCTCACATTGAAAGAGCGCATTGACTTAATGAAGAAATAAATATTGGCATACGGTGGTTGAATATCTACCGTGTGGTTCATAACTAAATAAAATTGCAACAATTTTAAAACAATGAATTATGGGATATGATTTGATACCAAAGAAAAAGGGGGTCGATTGTAAAAGCGGAATGATATTTACATGGCCCGTCATACTGAACGAAACCGGTGCTTGCTACCTGTTCGGCTATGGGGACCACACATTTTCTCCGGGAAAATATATTTATGTCGGTTCCCGGAAAGATGGCAGTCCGGTAAGCAATGACGGATTTGAAATCACAAAAGAAGAAGCCTGTATCATGGCGAGGCTCTTTAGGGGGTATGTCTCTGTAAAAAGGGAGTTGAAGGAAGAATGGGACCAACTGTCGGAACAGGGACAAATCAAGATCAAATCCATGTTAGGGGAAAAAGCGGAACCACCGGCTGAAGAGTTCTTACATAAGATAGAAATGCTGGCAGATTTCTGTGAACAGTCGGAAGGCTTTAATATCTGTTGAATATGAATGCGACAGATCAAGCCAAATTATGCAAGGCAGGTTATACCATACTTCGCCGGATGGATTATCCTTCTCCATGCATAAAATTCAAAAGTGAAGCCAATCCGCATAGCTGGAAAAGATACGGCGATTATTACCCCAGCAAAGCGGAAAGGGACAGGAGCATGAAACGTTTATTGCAAAGCAACGATATAATAGAGGATTGAATTATGAACATGAAAGATTTAGGACTGGTTCCCAGTGTGGCACAATGCGCCAAAGATGCCGAAGGAACGGCGGAAATTATCAAGGAACAAATCCCACGATTGAGAAGCAGAGCCAAAAAACGGCAAAGTGAGAGAAGCCTTGAGTTTTTCGAGGCGGTGGTTTACCACTTGAAACGATTGCAACAGTTGGAATCGACGAAATAACCGGATAATAATTAGCAATCGGCGGAACAAAAAGCTGTCCCGCCGATTGTTTTTTGGGGTGATTGGTTTAAACAAACTTAAAAACCGTCTGTTCCAAACAAACTTAAAAGCCAATGCCGCCGTAAAATACGGTATAAAGCTGTACTTTTGTATTAAATACATTGATTTATGGCCAAAGGACGAGACAAACAGTTGATCAGAGAACGAAATGAAGCCCTGTGCCGCCGTTACTATTATTGGACGGAGGCGCAGAGCGTCCGCTTTGACCGTGCCCTGAAGATACTCTCCAAAGAGTTCTTTTTGTCGGAGGAGCGCATCATGGCCATTATCCGTGAACGCAGCAAGGTCGATCCGGATATCCACCCGGTCCCCAAAGTCCGTGCGCCCCGTTTAACCTTCAAACAGCTTTCCCTGTTCACGGACGATGCCGGCTATCCAATAGCGCAGATTCATCGCGATAGCTGAACGAGAACACAAATTCATACACCTTGATGTTTCCGGGCAGGGTATAATCCCGGCTTTTGACTCTGACCAGTTCGTCCATGTTCCGGCAGAACTGGAAGTTTTGCAGTGTCCGGTATAGTTTCCCGGCCATTTCCATACGTTCCTTGATACGCCCGGTCGTTCCGCTTCCGATGTGGGTATCGTGGTAACAGTCGATGCCCAGCCGGACGGTCAATGTTATTTCTCCCGCCTGCGTTCCCAGCCCGATGTCTTTCCAGTCCGCTTCGGTGTTTCCTACCAATACGCATGGAAACGTCACCGGATAAAAATCCTCGTTTTCCGAATTCATTCCTTCCAGTTGGCCGTAGTCCTCGTCGATGTAGGCTATTTCCGGCATTTCATTTTCTATCCTTTTCAGGATTGCGATGTACAGTTCTTCCATGTTGTTTATTTTAAAATGTTCCTTATTTCCGTTTCGACGGTTTGCCTGATTTGTTTGTTCAATTCCGTGCTTTCACCGATAAACTGGCGTTGAGGGATTTTTACCTTCAACTTTTTCTTCCGGGTAAGGGCGAGCCCTTTCCACATACCGGCCTCCGGCGGCAGTTCTCCTTGCCTTGTTTTACCCTTTTTCCGTTTGCCTACCGCTTTGTAATACATCGCCCATGCAAACTTCCGCATCCGGGGTGTCACGGTCGGATGTGTCTCGCCTCCCCAGTTATGCAGCGGGGCGTATTCCACGTCGTTGGCCACCCTGACGCGGTAGTCTCCCGGTGTATATTTGACGGATGAGAACAGATGGTTACGCCGTGAGAGCAGCGGGCCGTAACCTGCCGCCGCCGACTTGGAGCCGGAGTTTTGTCGTTTCGTCTGCGGCCAGCGCTGCAGGCCGCCATTGACAAAGCCTCCCTTGCGGAAGTTATCCTGGTAATGGTCTTTGGCCATGCGTCCCACCTTGATGGGCAGCTCGCGGCGCATGAGCGTGTCCAATTCCTTCTGTTTAGCCTTGAGCGAGGCCGAAAAATCTTTTATATTCATATTATTGTTGTCCTTTCAAATAAAAACCGTATTTTTGTGAAAACTATCTTTTTATGAACATACCTGAACAAGTAATCAAAGAAGCCGGCAACATGATGGAACAATATGGCGGCAATCTTGAGTATCTGGGTGACGTTGACGGCCAAAAGGCGTGGTTGCTGCGTCTACCGGATGATCTTGTTATAGGCTTTCCGTTCCTGTACTTGTACAAAGACGGCGAGGCCATTGAGATAACAGGGCCCTCAGTCTTCGATTTCATAGGCTTATATGTCAAAGATGTCGAAGAAGTCGAGGTTGAATAGTTTGTTGTCTATTCTCATGATCCCCCTGCAGCTGTGAGAAGTTGCCGCTCCCATCTCACACAGGTATTTGACATCCTTCCATTCCATCCCCGATCCGGCCGAGTTATCGCTTTGCGGTTCTATATAACGAAGTTCCCCGTTGGCAAACCGTTGTAGGATGGTAGCGTGTCCGCCTCCGTTTTTCCAACCGATGCACAATTCATAAACACCCTCTTCCTTGCAGATTTCATTGAAAAACTCCTTATACCTTTTGGGCGTCATTTTCAAGTATCCCTTTGTGTAAAGCCAGTCGTTAATGCTGGTATGTTGCGCAGTTGTTCCGTCCGCATTCTTCCAGACTTCAAAAGCGCGTCCTTTGCTCAGATATTCCAGTTTTGAACCGGGCACATTCCCTTTTGCCGTGATATCAAATCCTTTTAAACGTAAGGCATAGGCCGGAGCACAAGTCTGGCAATTGATGTTGTAAGGCCTGGCTTTTTCCCGGTCGTATTCCATGTTCTTTCTATATCTTCGCCCGGCTTTATCCTGATAAGTTCCGTTAGGGTCTAATATGAACTCATTTGTATGTTTCGGGTTCGCATTCTGCTTGTCCGCCTCTTCCACGCTCATGGGCTTGCCTTTGGTGATCCCGAGAACTTTTTCCAGTTCAAGGTTATGCATGGCGATGGCCTTCTTTTCCTCATACGTCAGGTTACCCGGCATTTCCGCTATCATTTCATTTATCCGTCTTGTCAAGGCGTCCACCGCTTCCCGCGCTCCCGTATGGGCCTCGGCCATATACGGGTGTTTGTCCGAGAACAGTCTGGCATCCTTACCCGGATTGTTCTCCAGCCCGTCCTGCGGCTTGTCGGCGGGATCGAAGTCGGGTAGGGGGGTAGGCTCCTCGTCCGTGGATGAGAGGGAACATTTGCAGTTCCAGCGGTCGCCCGGCCGGTGGTTATTCCAAAACAGATCATCAACAGGCCGTATCGTTCCCCAGAACCGGCGGTGGTCGGCTCCCGGATGCAGTGAGGTGGACGGCATCCATTTCAGGTTGGGCAGCACGTCCTTCTCGCGTTCGAACTGTCGCCAGTCGGCGGCCTGGTGCGCCCGGATTATCGCCGTATCGTATTCAGTTTCCAGCCACTGATAGATTTGATGGTCCGCAATGGGCATGACCTCTTTCGCCCACCGTTCGAACGGTTTTAAAACACCGTTCGAATCGAGCAGCAGTGCGGCCATGTCGTTCTGCATCCGGTGCACCTTGAAGGCGGCGAACACGGCATTGTTTCGTTTCAGTTCCTCATAGAAGTCATGGTCCGGATCATCCGCCGGACGCTTTCCGAACCCTTTGTCGGTGGCGATGTCGAGCGTATCCCAGACGGCACGGAACATCTGAAGCTCGATGTCCGTCATGGGGTGGAAGTCCTTTTCATAGATGCGGCGCACGAACGCCTCCAGTACGTCCCGGTCAAAGGTGAAACCGGAGGATACCTCGCCTGCGGCATCCCGATAAAGAGTGTCGACTACCAGTTTAAAGCCGCCCCGTCTTTGTGCGGGGCGTAGTCGAAAAAACTCTTCAGCCACGCCATGAAGTTCCTTTTCTGTCTCCCCGTGGGGGCTTCATCTTCTTTGTCCGGCTTTTCCTCGGGCTTTTCTTTTTTGCCTTCCGGCGGAACGGGCGAGGCCGGTGTTTGTGCCTTTTGGGCGGCTTCCGCTTTCAGCTGCTTGTAGTTCTTCGGTTTCTCTATGCCGAATTTTTCATAGAGGAAATCGTCATCGATGGGCAGGTTGAAGTCCCTTTTCAGGGTGGAGAGGACAGTCATTTCGGTATTCGTGTCCGTTTCCTTCTGCTCGGGAAAACAAAATTTTCCGCCTGCCGTATCAATGCCCACCCTCTGGAAGATGTCGGTCATGTCGTAGTTAAGCACGTTCAGCAGGAAACGGCAATCCGACTTCAGCTTTTTGTCCTCCACCTTCTTGTGTACCGTACCCAGGGCCTGTGTCCCGGTCTTGGAGGCTTCCGTGGTCAGCGTGTTGCCCAGTACCAGTTTCGATATCTCGCTGTTGCAACGTTCGCAGAGTTTGTCGTATAGGTCTGCCGATCCGCTCTTGTTACCCGCTTCCCTGAGGTTCAGTTCCGTGTCCTTGCCATGAATGAACACTCCCAATGAGCCGATACCCGTCGCGTCCTCGATGGCGCGCTGGCGTGCCTCGTCGTCGTCTGTCTCGTAGGTGTACTCCTGTATGGGCATCCCGAAGACTTCGGCGAACTGCGCCCAGTCGGCCATGTCGTTACGTTTGTAGATGACCCACGGCGCGGCCTTTGCCAATAATCCCATATCGTCCTTGTCCCCGACAAAGAGCAGGTCGGGGTATTCATCCCACGGGGTTCCCGTGATGTCCGTCTGATGGCGTAATATGAGGCGGCGCACGGGGTCGGCGTGCTTTCGGGGGATCAGGTCGTAGTTGATCCACGGCCCTTCGCGGTAGAACTGCATGAGCGAGAATCCCCACCAGCGGGCGGCAAGGATATCCTCGATGCAGCGCCGGAACCACGGCGACTGCAACTGCTCATTTATGCTATCATCCGGTTTCCCGTCTCGCTGGAACTCTATGTCCAGTGCCAGCACGGCCTCGACCCTTTTGTCGATGACGCTGGACAGGTGCGTGTCCATCAGTATGTCGCTGTACAGGTCGTACAATTTGAACCGGCGTGAGTAGTCCACGTTTTCGAAGGCGCGGATGGCCGCCGTCATGTCGGCGATGTCGATGCCGAAACGTCTGGGCTGCGTGAGTACGATGGTCTGCGTGCCCGTGATGCCCGGCCGGCGCAAGTTCCCGCCTACGGTGATGCGCCCTGTATTTTTCTTTCTTCTTCCCATGACTTAAAAATGGTTTGAACGTTTACGGTTGCTTTTTATGATAAAGCCGGAGCGTGTCCGGAGCTCTTCCTGCGGTAGCAGCGGTGCGCCGTCGATGCTGATGTTCCCGTCCGCCACCGCCTCCAGCCATTCCTTTGCCCGGTCGTAGCGGTCTTTTCGGACGGAGGACATGTTGCGCGGGTTGTGGATGCAGAAGATGTGGTACACCGTGATGTCCACGGCCATCATCAGCACCAGCTGGTTGCGTTCCCGGCCGGTCGCGGCGAACAGGCGGTCGCAGTCATACCGCCGTGAGAGGTATCCTCTCATTTCGGCCAGCGTACGGTCCTCGCATATCTCCACGATGGACTCGTCCTCGCGTGTCAGCGCGTCCAGTATCTCGCGGTGGATACTGGCGTCATAATCTGTCAGTTCGATAAATTGGCTCATTGTCTGTACTTGTTGTTTTTGCGCAACACGCTTCGGGCGATCTTCTTTGCCGGTTCCATGTCGCGCTGTTTACGGTCTATGATACGGTTCCCGCCTTCCACGCAGTCTGGCCCGTCGGCGGGATATGTAAGCTGTAGGTTGAAGAGCCGGAACTGGTCTGCCAGCCGCTTCATGTGCGGATTGTCCCGCTCCGCCTCGTTAAAAATGAGGTTCCCTTCCCGGTTGAGCGGTTCGAGGTTGGCTTCGATGCGGGTGGCCTTGTCCGTTTTCTTGTCCTCGTCGCCTCTGATGTAGAGTTCCGCGCCCTGCTCGCGGCGCACCTTTCTGACCAGTGGCTGGAACACCTGCTGGAAGAAGGGGTCTTGCAATTTGTTGTTCTCCATGTAACAGTACACGGGGCATCGTCCGCCTACGAAATCCAGCAGCTGCACGTACCACTGAATGAACTCCGCGTTCAATCCCCGGTCGAGGAATGTTTTGATAATGTATAAACGTCCGTTTATTTTACCCAGAAGACAGATTGTCTTGGTAGAACTCTTTTTGCTTTTGTTCTCGCCCGGTGCGGGGTCGCCGTAAATGACCAGGAACTTGAACTTCGTAAGGGCAGGTACTTTCCCGTAAGCTATTTCCTGGAACACCTCCCCGTCGGCTACCGGGTTGTTGAAAAACTCCTTCTGGGCGGCGGACGCGCTGACCAGGGAGAGGAATAGGTCGATGTCCTCTTCCGAGTTTTTTTCGGGCCATGAGGATACGCCGTTTTTACCCCGTATGTTGATGACATCCACATGCCCGATGCCCTTCGCCTTCAGTTCCTCCGCCTTTTCGATGGCGCGTGTGATGCAGCAGTCTGCCGCGATAATGTTCCCGTTGAACAGCACCCTGTAATGTCCGGATACGGACATGGTCGGTATCAGCGCCTCTTCCAGCCACTTCCATTTGGCCTTGATGCGTTCCGGGTTGCGGCATTCCTCGTCGGTGTCTATATCGTCAATCAGGATGCAGTCTGGGCGGAAGTTCTTGTTACGTGTACCACGGGGCGACTGCCCGGCTCCGATGGCGCGGAAGGAACATCCCGACTGGCAGGTAAATTCTCCTGTTTCCCACGCGCCCGGCTTCTTCTGCGTTCCGTAGTCCTGTATGATACGTTGGTTCTCTTCGAGATTGGCCATGAAGGGCAGGAGCAGACGCTGGGCGTTGTCCTGCGAGTTGGAGATGAGCAGCACGTTGCGCACCCGGCGGGTCAGCGCCAGCTTGATGATCTCCATCATGGCGCGTGCCGACTTGGCCAACTCTCGTGACCAGGCTCTGACCTCGTACCATCTTTCATGCGCCATTATGCGCCGTGTCGCCTTTTTATGGAAGTCGGCGGGATTGCAGGTGTAATACTGCGCGAAGTAGTAGCGGAACCATGCCTCGTCGTCTGCCTCCAGCCGTTTTTTTCTGGCCTCGATCTCGGCGGTGGAATCCGCCGGGTTGATGTCCGAGCTTTCCCGGATGGAAGCGACCAGTTCGTTCCATCCTTCCAATGCCATCCGGTCCTGTGGTGTAAGCCTTTTCTTTGCCATGTCCTATGCGAGTTTTGATTTGACAAAAGCGTCCAGCAGCGGGCAGACCTGCTTGGCCTGCTCCGCGTCGTAGGTACGCAACCATTTGAGTAGGTCGGCGAACACGGACGTGATATCTGCCAGTCCGACCTCTGTTTCCATCTTCTTGATGGCGTTCGCCAGCTTGGAGATGGTATCCGCTTCCGCGGCGTTGGGAAACCGCTGTCCCTGTTCCCGCTGGGCGATCTTGCCGTTGAGCTCGGCCAGTTGTCGGTACAGGTTCTTTAGTTGTTCCTCCTTGGTGATCGTGACCGATACCTTCAGGTGTTCCCAGTTTTCTGCGTTGATCCATTTGTTCACGGTGACGCGCGACACCCCCACCCGCTCGGCGATTTCCGCCTGCGTGAGGTTTTCCTTTACGAAGAGCAGTTTCGCCCATTCCTTGCGCTGTCCGGTAGTCATTTTATCCGCCATAGTATCTTTTTTTAGACAAAGGTGGCTAAAAAACGACGTTCGGGAAAAAACTTGCCGCATGATACAACTTTATAGCGTAATGATAACATTATAAGCCGTGTATGATAAAAATCCGATTTGCCTGATCCCCTAAATACCTTCATTTTTGCACCGTAAACACGGCGGGAACCCGCCCTAAGCGATATAGAGAAATGAACCGTTTTTTTAATATGATACCCGGTGAGGACGCCTGCTGCATCCTTTTGTACGGTGACATCGGCGAATACAGTGATGTCACGGCGGCCGCCATAGTTCGCGAGCTCATGGAGGCGGAGGCATCGGGAAAAAGGATCGATGTCAGGATAAACAGCAACGGCGGTGATGTCTATACAGGCATCGCCATCTTCAACGCCCTGCGCGGCAGCAAGGCGGATATCCATATTTATGTGGACGGCATCGCCGCCAGCATGGCCAGCGTGATCGCCCTGTGCGGAAAGCCCGTCGAGATGAGCAAGTACGCGAGACTGATGCTGCACAGCGTTTCTGGAGGTTGTTACGGCAACAAGACGGAGCTCAGGCGCTGCTTGGAAGAGGTGGAAGCACTGGAAAACACCCTCTGCGAGATGTACGCCCCGAAACTGGGTACCAGCGTAGAGGAAATCCGGGCGCGTTACTTTGACGATGCCGACCACTGGTTGAAGGCGGACGAGGCCCTCGCGCTGGGTTTTATCGACGGGGTTTATGATGCCGATCCCGTACCGGAGGATAGTACGCCCGAACAGGTTTACTGCATATTTAACAACCGGCTTGAACAGCCATTAAACGATACCCAAATGAATTTAGAAGAAGTAAAGAAACGTCCGCGCTTCAAGGATTGCGCGACGGACTCGGACGTGTTCCGCGTGATGGACGCGCTCGAGGAGGAGGCGGGAAAGGTTCCCGGCCTGACAGCCGAGGTGGACAGGTTGAAAAAAGAGAACAAGGTTTTTACGGACAAGGCCAAAGAGGAGGACGAGGCGGCAAGGAAAAAATTGCTGGACGATGCCGAGGCCGACGGCCGTATCGATGCGACCACGCGTCCGGTGTATGAGAACCTGCTTAGTTCTGACCGCGAGAACGGGGAGAAAGCTCTTCGGAGCCTGAAACCGAAAAAGAGAGTGACCACTGACCTGCGCGTGGAAGTGGGAGGCGAAAGCCCGTGGGACAAGCGCATGTCGGAAATCAAGAACAAACTAAACCGATAAACAATGGCAATAGTAGTAAAGAACACCAATTACAACGGCGAGGTACTGGAGCAGATACTGACGCTTGCCGCCACGGGGAACGAGATCGTCGAGAAGGGGCTGATCATGGTCATTCCCGGTGTGGAGAAAAAAATCAGCCTGCCGCGTCTTAAAAGCGGCAAGATGTTGCAGAAACGTAAGGAACACCCGGACATCGAGGATTCCAAGGGGAATTTCAACTATTCGGAGAAATCCCTTGACCCGGTGGACTTCATGGCCTTTACCGTGTTCAATCCCCGCGCCTTCGAGCAGATTTGGCGCAAGTGGCAGCCCAAGGGCAACCTTGTGTTCGCCGAACTGCCCCCTGAAGGACAGAACGCCCTGCTGGCCGAGCTGACCAAGCAGGTGAAGTTCGAGCTGGGCGACCATTTTATCAACGGCACGTATGGGGATGACGACGACCATCTGATGAACGGTATCCTGACACAGATGACGAAAGATACCGAACTTATCATCGTATCGGGTAAGCCGACGACCATGCTGGACAAATTGAAGGCCGTGCGTAAGGCTATCCCCGTGGCCATCCGTAACAATCCGAACCTGCGCATTATCATGAGCGTTAACGATTTCGACAAGTACGACGATGAGTTGACCGAACGGGAGGCCAAGAACGCCAGCGAGACGGACGTGAACAGCAAGCGTTACAAGGGCATCACCATCGAGACGCTCTCCGCATGGCCGGACGATCTGATCGTGACCACCCTTTGCTCGATGGGCGCGGACGGCAATTTCTTCGCCGCTGTCAACTTGCAGGATGACGAGGACGTGATCCAGATCGACAAGGTATCCAACGCCAGCGAGTTGTATTTCTTCAAATTGCTGATGAAGGCGGACACGAACATCGCTTTCGGCGAGGAGGCTGTCGTACTGGATACCCGTACCAACCCCGTGTTCAAGGCTGCGGAGAAAACTATTTCCGTAGAGCCGGACACCCTCACGTTTGAGAGTACCGGCGGCACGCAGAAGGTTACGGTGACGGCTTCCGGTGAGTGGAGAGCAAGTGCGGCTCCGGCGGGCTTCAAAACAGTGGAAACGGACGAGGGCCTGACCGTTACGGCTGATCCGAACACGACCGATGGCGACAAGACCGGTACGATCACCGTCACCCTTGATGCCGAACGCGGTAAGACGGCCAAAATCACTTTGACCGCCAAAAAACAAGGAGGAGAGGGGTGATGGCCAAGTTGAAATACCTTGTCATCCATTGCACGGCCACGGCGGAAAGCCGTGAGGTGTCATCGGCGGACATCCGCCGTTGGCACACCGCCCCGGTAAGCGAGGGCGGCCGTGGCTGGAAACAGGTGGGCTACACCGACCTGTTTCACCTCAATGGCGGCGTGGAGCGTTTGGTGGACAACAACGAGGACGCAAATGTAGACCCGTGGGAAGTCACCAACGGTGCGGCGGGTTACAACTCCGTTTCCCGGCATATTGTGTATGCCGGAGGATGTGCCGCTGACGGCAAGACTCCGAAGGACACGCGTACGGCCTGCCAGAAGAAAGCATTGGAGAAGTATGTGAAGGACTTCCACCGCCGCTTTCCGGACGTTCGGATTGTAGGACATAGTGAGTTGGCGGCGAAAGCCTGCCCCAGCTTTGACGTGCAGAAATGGCTTAAAGAGATCGGTATTAACCAATAAAAAGAAGAAAGAAATGAAACGAATTATGCTGTTTTTGATGCTGATGCTTGGAACGGTGTCGGCAGTAATGGCCCAAGTGGCCGATGTTCCGGTTACAGATTATGACACGATGATTGGCACGTTTGCCGGTTTTGCGGCCGGTGTGGTAGTATTGACGGAAGGCTTGAAAGGCTTGTTTCCGAATATGAAAGGCTGGGTAACCCAATTGGCCAGCTGGTGCGTCGGTATTGCGGGCGCCATGTTACTGTGGTGGCTGGATGCCGGATTTGTGTCGGATGTCCAGTGGTATATAGCCCTGCTTTACGGTTTCGGTGCGTCCCTTGTCGCGAACGGGATCGCGGACACGGGACTGGTGCAATGGCTTATCGGCCTTATAGCCAAGAAATCGGAAAGCAAGTCATAAACGGGTATCAGAGATGGAGCTTAGTGAAATACTCAACCTGGTACTGGGCGGCGGTTTATTGGCGGCTGTCATCGGGCTTCTCACGCTGAAGGCGACTGTCCGCAAGGCGAATGCCGAGGCGGAGAAGGCGAGGGCCGAGGCCGAGACAGTCCGGATTGACAACACTGAGCAAGCCACCCGGATATTGATAGATAATATTGTTGAACCATTAAAGAAGGAATTGAATGAGACCCGAGAAGAACTGCGTGCGACCAAGAAGGAGTTTGGGTCTACCAAGCGCGAGATGGCCCGGCTTCGCAAGGCTATCGGTGATGCCGGCAATTGCAAGCATTCTGGTGATTGTCCTGTGCTTTTCCGGTTGCGCGAGCACCCGAAAGACAGTGAAGGAGACCTCCCGGACGGAGGCGAATCGGATGGCGGTGGACAGTCTGGCCAAAGAAGTCCTCCTTGTACGGACGGAGGCGGTCCCGAAGTCGGAGGTACGGCTGGCGATATCGGCTGACAGCCTGATGAGACTGCCTCCCAGGGCATCGTATAGCGGAAAGAGCGGGCAGGCGAACGTGTCGGTAAGCCGCGACGGAGACGTGATCGCCGTGCACGCGAGCTGCGACAGTCTGCAAATCCTGGTCGAGTATTATGCGGGCAGGTCCGAGACGTACAGGGAAGCCTGGGAGGAAATGGCGGATTTGTACGAGGCGGAGGTAAAACGGCGTTCGAACCCCGTTCAAATCTTCTTCTATGGTTTTGGGACTGGAATAGTGATATGCGTTTTAGCGGTAATATTAATTCAAAAACAAAAGAAAGATGGCGGATAAGAATTTCATGTACGGCATCGGTGCCGTGAAATATAAGGATTTTGTCGTGGGCTATATCGAGAAAGGCTCCTTTGACCTGGGCGGCCAGAAACCTGAGGCGGCGAAAATCGAGGCGGAACAGGTGCCCGGTGCCCCGGTGCTGGTCATAGCCCAGTCGAACGGCAGCATAGCGCCGACGTTCAATGTGATCCAGATGGACTTTGATAACCTGCACAAACTGCTGGGCGGTTCTCTTCATTACAAAAAAGAGGACACGGAAAAGAAAACCCCGGTGGGCTGGACGGCCCCCTCGACCGCGATGGTGATGCAGGGCCCCTGGGAACTTGCCCTTGTGTCCGGGAAGAGCATCCTGATGCCCAACGCGACACTGCTCTCCAATTTGGGCGGCAAGCTGACCCTGACAGAAACGGCGAAGATCGAGTGTACGTTGGAGGTGGCAATGCCGGAGGACGGTTCACAACCTTACGGTGTGTTCGATACGGAATCCATTCCCAGTGAGTGGGAACAGTACAAGCTGCCGGCAGCGGAAGAGGCGACGGCACAAATCCAGACTGGGGAGGGTTAGCGTATGGATGACCGGTTGGAGCAGCTGGTGGAAATGGAATGTGCGGACGCGTTGCTGGACGGTGGCGTGTCCGTTCCTCTTAAAAGGTGTCGCATTCCTTTTAAGAAGTGTCCCTTGGAACTGCGTGTGACGATGAAGCGTCCCCGGCTTCGGGGCCAGATACTGCTGGCAAGAGAGTATCTGAAACTGGGTGTGGCACCCGGCTGGAAGGTGAAGAACAAGGCGGAGGAGATGGCCTTTATTGCAAAGCACGGGAAAGGTATAAGCCGAATGCTGGCCTATACGGTGTGCCGGGGCTACGTGGCGCGGCACATGGGCATCGGGCTGACGGCCTGGGTGCTGCGGAGCTTTGTGGAGTGGCGTTACCTGATGGCTATGTTCCGGACGTTTGAGCGACTGATGGGCACGAAGGATTTTATGCGTATTATCAGGTCGGTGGATCGGGCGAACCCGATGAAGCCGAGGCTGAGCCAGGTGGGGAGGGGGAGTTAAGGACCCGTTATGAGGGTTCCCATAGCCCCTTCGGATTTATATGGCAGATTGCATCGGCGACCGGCTGGAGCGTGGATTACATCCTTGACGGGGTGAATTACCAGACGCTGATCATGATGCTGAGTGATGCGCCCCGGTATGTGAGGCGGAAGAAAGGCGGCGGTGAAGGCAGCCGGAGAACGGACCGTAGCGCGGAGGACGAGGCGGACGATATTGTAGGATTTTTTCAAAGCAGACTGGAATGAAACCTGTAGAAGTTGAATTTTTGATGAAGGACGGCCTTACGCCCGGCATGGACAAGGCCGAGCGTGAGGCGCTGGAGCTTCGTAACACCGTCAGGGTGTTGGAGGCGGAACTGGAAAGGCTGCGCCTTGCCGGTGAGACGGCCGCCCCCAATTTGGATCAGAGCGCCAACATCGCCCAGATCCACGCGCTGGAAAAGCAGCTTGAGGAATTACGCGGCAAGTTGAGACAGCTTCAGGCGGAATCGGAATCCGTACAGGTCACCCCGCCGGACGTGCCCAATGCACAGCGCCAGTTTAACGGCTTGCACAACAGCATCCAGCAGATTGCCCGTGAGATGCCCTCGTTGGCTATGGGACCGCAGATGTTCTTTCTGGCCATCAGTAACAACCTGCCGGTATTCACCGATGAGCTGGCCCGTGCCCGTAAGGAATACGACGAGCTGCGGAAGTCGGGGCAGAAAGGCACGCCGGTATGGAAGCAGGTACTCTCTTCTCTTTTTTCCTGGCAGACGGCACTTACGACCGGCATCATGCTGCTTGTGATGTACGGTGACGAGATCGTGGAGTGGACGAAGGATTTGTTCAGCGCCAAGAAAGGCGTGGACGAATTTAACATTTCGCTGAAAGAGATGACCGAGATAGAGAAGGACGGCCGCGCCCAGATGGTGCGTACCCGCTTTGAGCTGAAATCGGTTATCGGTGAAATAAAGGACTTCACCGGCAGCAAGGAGCAGGAAAAGGCGAAGGTGGAGGAACTGAACCGCAAATACGGGGAAAGTTTCGGTTATTATAAAACCCTTTCCGAGTGGTACGATACCCTTACCCAAAAGAGCGAGGACTACGTGCAGGTCTTGCTTCATCAGGCCAACGTCCAGAATCTGGTCAGCAAGGCGGCCGAAGCTGACGAAGAAGTAAACATGATCAAGGCCCAGAAACCGGAAGAGGCTGAAAGTGCTATGGGATTCTTCGGAAAGATAGGGCAGTATTTGATACAAAGCAATATGGCGGAAGTCGGCCAGGTGTATGACGCGCAGGAGGCTATCCGAAAACATGATCAGGAGGCTTATGATATCCTGCTGAAAAATGCGGAGAACAAGCGTGACGGTTATCTGAGGAAGGCGGAGGAGGAAACGAGGAAAGCCGCCGAAGCCGCCAGGAAGGGAAATATCGGCGGACACTCCGATCCTAAACAGTCCGGTAAAAAAACGGAAACGGAAGCCAGGCAGCGTATGGCTACAGAGCGTAGGCTGGCGCAGGAACTTGCCGCACTCCAGGCCGAGAATCGGAAAGAGGAGATAGACCGGATGAAAGACGGCACTGAAAAGAAACTGGCACAGATCGAATACGACTATAACAAGAGAAAAGAAGAAATAGCCCGTCAGGAAGCCGAATGGAAACGTGAAAACAAGGAAGCCGGTGTTTCCACCGGTGGCAATGGCCTGACTCCCGGTCAGAGGGATGCCCTTGCCGGCGCACGCGACTCCAACGATAAGAACCGGAGCGCGGCTCTTGCCGCCATTTTTGAAGATGAGAGGGAAAAAGAAGCCCAGGCCATGCGTGATTACCTGGCGGAATATGGGAGCTATGAAGAAAAGAAACTGGCCATTACCAAGGAGTATGAAAAACGTATCGCGGAAGCTACCACGGAAGGCGGTCGGAAAACACTTCAGGAAGAACTGAAGGAAAAGATGGCCGGTCTTGATCTGAAGGAATTGAAGGACGGATTGAATTGGGAAGCCGTATTCGGGGACCTCGACAAGGTATCCTCCGAAAGCCTCCAATCCCTCCGTACCCGTCTGAAGGAATATATCGATACCCAGAAGGACTTGCAGCCGGACAGCCTGAAAGACCTGGTACGTGCCATTGACGCCATCGACAGGAAACTTAGCGAGCGCAATCCCTTTGCGGCATTGGAATCATCCATGTCGCGGGTAAAATCCACGACCTTATCCGTCAAGGAGGCCCAGGAAGCCTATAACAAGGCCGTGGAAGAAGGGACTGAAGCCGAGCAGAAGAACGCCCGGGCCGCGTTGGATGCCGCCCGAAACGCGAGGCAGGGGGCACTGGCCGAGGCTACGGACGCCCTGCACGGCAGCGTGGGGCAGGTGAAGGAATACGTGGGAGCGGCAGAAGACCTGCTGGGACTGGTGGAACAGTTCGGTATCGATCCGCCGGAATGGATGGGCGAATACCTGGAAGGTTTAGGGCAGACGCTGGACGGTCTGGAAAGCATCGACCTGACCAAACCGATGAGCGTCATTACCGGCGGTGTCAAGGCGGTAAGCGGCGCGGTGAAGACTTTGTTCAGTCTGGGCGGCACCATCAACTGGAACGGAAGCAACGCGAAAGAGGTGCAGGATACGATGGACCGGCTGACTGACCGGAACGAGAAGCTGCAAACCTCCATCGAGGATTTGACCGATACCATCGAGGCGAGTAAGGGAACAAAATCTGTCACCGCCTACCGTGATGCGTACAAATACCAGCAGGAGACGAATTCCAACTACCTTCAGATGGCGATGGCGCAGGCCGGTTACCACGGCAGCCACCGCTCTTGGAATTATTATTGGGATGGTTTTTCCCAGGCACAGATAGACAAGCTGAGCGGGCAGATCGGCCGCCAGTGGGACGGCAGTCTGTGGAGCCTGAGTCCGGAGGAGATGAAGGCCCTCAGAAGCAACGTGGACATGTGGACACAGATACAGGACACGGGCAAGGGCGGTTACGGCGGGCGGCTTACCGAGAAACTGGATGACTACATAGAACAAGCCGGTAAGCTGGAGGAACTGACCGACCAGCTGTACGAAGGGCTTACCGGCATTTCGTTCGATGGCATGTACGGCAGCTTTATCGATAACCTGATGGACATGAAGTATGGCGCGAAGGAGGCGGCGGAGGATATATCCGAGTACTTCATGCGGGCGATGCTGAGCAACAAGATCGGTGAGATGTACAGCGAGAAGTTGAAGGGCTGGTGGGAACGGTTCGGCAAGGCGATGGAAGACAACGACCTGACGGAAGCGGAACGGAAGGCTTTGGCCGATGAATACTTGCAGTATGTGGAAGAGGCGGTGGACCTGCGTGACAACCTGGCGGCAGCCACCGGTTATGACAAGACGCAGCAGGGCGGTACGAGCCAAAGTGCGAAAGCGGGCGGCTTTACGGCCATGACGCAGGATCAGGGTACGAAGCTGGAGGGCATGTTCACCGGTGGGCTGCAGCACTGGAGCAGCATGGACGACCGGCTGGAAAGCGTGTCGGAGAAGATGGACACGGCCGAAGGCCACCTGGCCCGGATAGCCGAGAACACCGGTGTGAGTGCCGGACACCTGGGCGAGATAAAGGATGAGATAAAGAAAATGATACGTGACGGACTAAAAGTGAAATGACATGGCAGATATATTGGGCGGGCTGGTGCTGGTGAACGGCACGGACATCTGGACGGAATACGGCGTGTTCCTGGTGGAGGACCGGCGCGGTGGCATGGATAACCTCTCGGCGATCCTGACCCCGAGCAAGACGAAGAAGGAGACGGCCGTGGACATACGGGAGGAGGACGGGGAGAAATACAGCGCGGTC